TGGCTGAGGAAACAACTGGGGTACGCATTACCCAGCAAGCAATTTACGCCAAGCAACTTGAGCATGGGGAAACCCTTGTCAAGATCCTTGAGAAGCTGGACCACTTAGACGAGGTTCCTGCACGCTTGAGAGAGGTAGAGCTGACCCTTGCTCGCCTGGCTTGGATTGAAAAGATTGCCTACTCAGGCCTTGCTGCTGGAATTGTTGCCCTTGTTGGCTCTGTAATGAACATGATTGGAAACTAATGAAAACCAAACCTCAGATGCCCCTAGACGGCGTATTCAAGAAAGACTGGAAGGTTACTTCACCATTCGGTTGGAGAATTCACCCTATTGACAAGGTAAAGCGCCACCATAACGGCTGCGACTTGTGGGGACCAAAAGCAAAAATCTGGAACGAAGCCTGGCACGATGGCACTGTTATTGCTGCTGGAACATCAAAGCTAAAAAAAGCTGATGGCTCACTGGGTGGCGTTGGATGGTATGTAGACATTCGGTCAAAGATAAATGGCGAGTGGTATGTATCTCGCTACGCTCACATGGTTGAGAACTCGCTGACTGTACAAAAGGGCGAAAAGGTCAAGGCTGGAACTCGGTTGGGCATTATGGGCAACACTGGTGCTTCGGCTGGAAGACACTTGCACTTTGAGATAAACAAAGGCCGTGTCTGGAGATGGACAGCAGATGGTTCGGGCTTCGTAGATCCGCTGAAGTTTGTTAGAGCCACAATCGAGCAATGGGAACTAGCTCAGTCAATCCCACAGGCAACACCAGAGACCGCTGAGGTTCTACCTGCTCCGATTCACGAGCCAGAGCCAAAGGTAAAAGCCCCTAAAACTCCACAGGTGAAACCTAAGAGTGCTAAATAGATTAGCCAAGAATAAAAGCCTACGACTACTGTTTGTAGGCTTTTTTCTTTTCTTCATGGCTTGGCAGCCTACCCCCGCCTATGCTGCACAAGCTTGGGCCTCAATAACCTGTGCCGACTCGATTGGCAATCAAAGAACATTTCAGACAGGATGGAACAATGAAAATAACTACTTTTTGGACAAGGGCAACATTGCACAACACTATTGCGAAGGTGGGTTTGCTGGTAGCTTCACCAGCTTTGTTAGCGTTGTTTCTAATGACGGCGGGGAGCTGGATAATGCTTTGCTTTACCATCCTGGTTACAGTCCTTCTCCCACTCCTAGTCCTACTCCTAATCCTGAAGATGATTCTGTGGATCAAGCTTCGGATACAACAGTAAGGACAGATGATGTTGCTCGGACAGAAGAAGTCGCTCGCACTGAGGAAGTGGTTAGAGAACCTGAGCCAGTGGCTCCTGTGGCTCCCGTAGAACCAGCCCCTCAACCAGCTCCAGAACCAGAGCCAACCCCTGAACCTACGCCTGAACCCACCCCAGAGCCTGAACCTACTCCAGAACGCCCTGTAAAGCCCGTAGAGACTCCTAAGCCTGTAGAAAGCCCAACACCTACCCCTGAACCTTCTGAGCCTTCTACGCCGATTACAGAGCCTCAAATTCCAGTTGAACCTACTCCAGAACCAGTAGAAGAACCAGTTGGCGTAATGATTGCGTTAGAAGCAGTTAGTAAACTGGTAGATAACCTACGCTCAATCGGGTCGGACATGACACCTGAAGTGCGAGAACAAGCACAGCAGGTTGTTGTTGCTTCGGTAATCGTCACTCAGATAGCAACCCTAAGTAGGAAACCTTGAAAAACTTTCTCAAAGACCAGCTAGATCAATCTTGGACAGTTCTTGGTCTTGGGATTGCGTGGGTAGTGCTAGAAGGCACGGCTAAAGACTTTGCTGGTTGGGCAATCATTATTACTCTGCTCATTTGGGCAGCAACTTACCCTCTAAGGAAAGACTAATTATGTGGTTAGACATCGCTCGTAGAACTATGGCAGTTATCGTTTTGAAAGTCACAGGCATCTTTGTCGGTGGCGCTGTTATCGGTTTGGAAGTTATCCAGGCTGTAGCCATGGCTGCCTTCGCTGGAATCATTGATGTAGCTCAGGAGCTATCTCGTAGCTACCTAGCAGACGGCGAACTTGACCCAGAAGAAATCAATAAGTCTTTCGGCAAGATTGCTGACAAGACAGACAAAAAGAGCTAACGCCTTTTTCTTTCTGCATCTGTGGTTCCGCCCCATACGCCGTGCATACCCGCTGAGACGGCATAGTCAAGGCACTTAATCTTGACTGGGCATTGTGAGCAAATAGCCTTAGCTTGGTCAGCGACCCATCTGCGATCATAGGTACTGCCTATTAGGTCTTCAGGGAAAAACAAGTCAGGGTCATCCGCACACCCCACTCCGCCTGGTATGTCCCTTATGGCTTCTTGAAGCTCGATGTACTTGCGTTCTAATTGTCGGTGGGTCAGCATAGGTTTACATTACAGATAAAACCCGCTAATGTGAAATCCCACACCGAGTGGATGTGGGATTCACGCCAAATGAAAGAGAGGGAAACACTTGGCTATAACCAAGCTACCAAGCGTAATAAACGAGTTGCAGGATGCAGTCCTGCTGGGTGACTTTGAGAACGGGTCCGATGAGTGGCACGAGCTTCGTAATGAAGCTGGCGCTATCGGCGGTTCCGACATCGGAGCAATCGCAGGACTGTCTCAATGGGAAAGCCCGTACACCAAATGGGCAAAGAAAACAAAACAAATCCCAGATGACTTTGAGCCAAATATGTCAATGCGACTTGGCACAAAGCTAGAAGCACCAATCCTAGAAATCTTTGCTGAGGAGCATCCTGAGCTAGAAATCTACACAACAGGAACATGGGCAAACAAAGAAGAACCTTGGATGCGAGCAAACCCAGATGGGCTTTACGCAGACCAAACAGGTGAGTTCGGAATTGTTGAAGTCAAGTTCAGTCGTGACTACTGGACACAAGTTCCGCAGTCTTACCGCGCTCAAGTTCTTTGGTACATGCGAGTATTCGGTATTCGCAAAGCAAAGCTTGTCGCACTAGCTGGCTCTAGCTATCAAGAGTTTGACATCGAGTGGGATCAGTTTGAGGCAGACGCTTTGTTTGCTGCTGCAATTCGGTTCCGCAACCATGTTGTCCAAATGCGAGCGCCACAGTGGGATGGTTCGCTGTCCACGCTAGAAACAGTCAAGAAGCTCAACCCAAACATTGAGGATGGCGAAGTAGACCTAGACGATTTAGGTCAGCACTACTTCAACAAACTTGATGACTTTGAGCGTGTTGAAAAAGAACTAAACGAACTAAAGAGTAGAGTCCTATCAGCCATGGAAGGTAAAAAGCGTGGCTTGGTATACGGCGATCACATGATTAGCCTTCGGGCAAGGGGCGCAGGACTACCGTACATACATCACGAGAAGGGTAAAAAATAATGGCACATTTCAATCTCAACGAATACCAGACCGTACAAGAACGCATAGATTTGTTCTGGTCTCGGTATGACCAGGGGCGCTTTAAGCTGGACATTGTTAGCATGACCGACAACCAGGTTGTTATCAAAGCTTCGGTTTGGAAGAACAAAGCCGACAAGCACCCAGACACCGTGGACTTTGCCGAGGAGCGCATCGGAACTTCTCCAGTAAACAAAATAAGCCATGTGGAGAACTGCGCCACATCTGCTTTGGGTCGAGCCATCTCAGCCCTAGGTAACGAGTTCAGTCCAAAAGGCAAAAGGCCATCTCGTGAAGAAATGGCAAAGGTAGAGCGCTCGCAAAAGCCTGTACCTGCTAAGGACTGGTTAGTAATGGCTGAGTCAATGGGCGATGACATTGACGGTCTTAGACTGTTATACAGCGAAGCCAAAACTGCCAACGCTCCAAAAGAAACCCTAGATAGGATTGCCGAAATTGCCAATGGATCATCTGGAACTGAACATTCTGATAGCAAGCTTGATAGAAACACAGGAGTGCTTGAATGAGCAAATCTCTAGGGGCAACTATGAAGATGCTGACAAAATGTGGGTGCTTCAAAGGGAAAGAGGAGAGAGGCTAAAAAATGGAAATTATTTCACCAGGACACATCATTCAGGAACTCCAGAGGCTAACAGCGGAGATGGACAAGGGCAGTAACGCCCTTTACGATGCTGAGTGCAAAATGGCGGATGCCGAGGCTGCTTACGACAAAGCTGTTTCCCTTGCGTTCATAAACAACCAAGGAACCGTGGCTGACAGACAGGCTGTGGCTAAGTTGCAGTCAGTAGAGGCAAAACTACAGGCTGACCTAGCCAGAGCCGAGTTCAACAGAGTCAAAGTCAAGATGAAAACCCTGTCAGACCAAGCAACCATGATGGCTGTTATGTCTAAGAATGTCGAGCTTCAGTGGCGAACACCCTAGCTGGTAGCCTTGAAAGGTGATTGCTGAAACCTGCTCGTGCGGGGCAAAGTTCAAGACAAATGAGCCTGAGCCTGTCAAATTAGTCCGTGAATGGCGGAAGAATCACACTTGCGCTGAGCAAGACATCGCCGACACACCTACCAGCGGTTTAGCAGACACACAGCTTGCAATGGGATTCCAACCAGGTGAGATGCCAGCAAAAAAGCATGACCCTTGGGAAGATAATGAATAAAAAATCTTTCCAAAAGTATATAAACCGAGATGAGGGAATTTGTTGCCATTGTGGAACAGATGACGATACTCTCGTGCCGAACCACAGACTTAATCGTGGGGCTGGTGGTTCAAAAGCAAGAGATGTGCCATCAAACATAATCTTGATTTGCAGCATGGCAAACGGACAGCTAGAGTCAAATGCAACCTTCGCTCAAATGGGCAGGGACTTTGGTTGGAAACTGACATCTGGTCAAGATCCCAAAAAAACTGCCGTTTGGTTGGCAGACGGCTGGTATTTGTTAGATGATAATTATGGCAGGCGCAAAGTCAATCCAAGAGAAGAAGCTGATTGAGAGGGATGAATGACAGAAGGGTACAAAGTCTGCTCTAAGTGCCAGGCTACGAAACTGCTGTCTGAGTTTTCTGCTCACCGAGGCTCCAAATCAGCAAAATCTGGTTTTAGATCTACTTGTAAATCATGCGATGTTGAGTACAACAGAATCTATAGGGCTAAAAATCGTCAAGTAGTCAATGCCGCTAAAAGAGAATGGGCTTTTCAGAATAAAGAAAAGATTAGTTTTTACAACAAAGTTTTCCGTGAAAAGAACAAAGAAAAACTGAGCATTGTTTCTAGAAAATGGTACGAAGCAAACAAAGACATTGTAAGTGCAAAAGCAAAAATTTACAGAGCGGAAAATAAGGATAAGAAAACAGCCACTGACAAAAGGTGGTCTGCTGCAAATAGGGATAAAACGCGTGCGGCAAGCAGAAGATGGAGAGAGCGCAACCCAGAAAAAGCTAAACTTGTTCGTCAAAACAATGAGGCTAAGCATCCGTTTAGGGGCAGGCTAAAGCAACAAAAAAGAAGGCAGAGAATAAGAGAAAACGGCCTATTCTTGGTAACTCAGCAAGATGCTAAAAGATTGCTTTCTGGGCTATGTTTTTACTGCGGTGGCCCTTCAGAACACATTGACCATGTTGTCCCTGTAGCGAGGGGCGGCTCACACTCGATTGGAAACTTGGTCGGGGCTTGTCAGAGATGTAATCAGTCAAAAGGTAGCAAATTTATTACTGAATGGAATAAAGTAAGACTCAACTAGAAAGAGGGAAAAGAGAGATGAGCATTGAAGCAGTTGCTACTGTTCTAAATCACAGCAAAGCCAAGGGGCGTGCGAAGCTTGTCCTAATTGGAATTGCTAATCACCTTGGAGACCAGGGTGCTTGGCCTTCAATCAGCACCCTAGCTCGATACGCTAACGCGTCAGAACGCTCGGTCAAGCGAGACCTACAAGAGCTTATGATTCTCGGTGAGCTGCAAGTGGACCTTCAGTCTGCTCCAAGTCACGGTCAATACAAAACCAATCTTTACTGGATCACAATTCAGCCAGGGGTGACAGGTGAGGTAAGCAGGGGTGACAACTCAGGTAAATCAGGGGTGACACCTGTTGGCACGCAAAACATCAATATTAACCATAAAGAACCAAAGAGATACGCAACAAAAATTCCAGATGACTTTTGGCCTACAAAAGAGCTTTTAGATTGGCAGGGTGAACACTTCCCAGAAGTAGATTGGAAACTTGAAACACACAAATTTATTGACTACTGGAACTCGGTCAGCGGAAGCAAAGGCAACAAAACAGATTGGCAAGCCACCTGGCGCAACTGGATACGAAACAACAAGAAACCAAAGCAAGCAAGCCGAGAAGAAGAAAAAAAAAAAGCAATGAGGGAGTTTCTAAAAAATGCAAAAGACTGAGACAGCAGAACTAATCGAGTTTCTAAGCCTTGTAGACGGGCGCAAAATCTCTGGCGAGAAGATTATGGCTTGGCACGAAGTCCTAGGCTTCTTGGACTATCCTGTGGCTAAACAGGCTGTCATTGAAGCTCAGCGCGATGGTGCGATTCAGTACATCGAGCCAAAGCACATTCTGGGCAAGGCAAAGTCAATTCAAGATCGCAAGAAGTCAGAAGAACAAAGAGCTGAGCAGTTCAAAGAAAAGCCTCTGACATTCGGTTCTCGTATGCCTAAGTGTCATCACGGCATAGGGCTGTTGCTCTGCGACCCGTGTTGTAAAACGGCTGCTCAACAAGCTGGATTGCTAAAGTAGGTGTGTGGATGAGAACAAAGCTATCTGTTCGCGTTGTGGTTCAACTTGGACTGTCAATGCTCAGAAGCGCGAGCGCACTGACCTTCGGTGCTTCTCCTGCCGTATGCGAAAGTCGCTGGTTATCAAGTACGGTAGCCAGAAGTGCGTCACCTGGCAGGGTGAGTACGACCTAGAGACGCTTACCGTTCCATACTTTGAAGGACACCCAGTATTGCCAGGATTACGCAAGTGTGGTCATATAGACTGCGTAAATGCTGAGCATGTTATCCAAGCGGATAACTAAACTAGAAGAAAAGAGAGAAAGGCAGAGATGGCTTCCATCGAAGTAAAAGGGAAAATCGGCAGGATTTTCTATGAGAACAAAGGTCTTGAGATCATTGAGACTTACACCAACAAAGCTGGCAAAGAAGTAAACGCTTACTTTACCGTTTGGCTAAAGACACCAACCATTCTTTCGGTTGGCGATGAAGTCAAGGTAAGAGGACTTTACTCACACGAGATTTCCGAGTGGGACAACGAAGGCGAAACCAAGCGCAAGGTCAAGGTTTCTATCAATAACCCGCTAGTGACTGCATCTTCAGAAGGCTTTGCCCCGACACACGGAGACACACCCTTTTGAGAATCGTTCAATGGCTTCTCCCGTCATCTACTGGATTGCTTCTGCTAAACCTATCTAAGACAGCAGAAGGATTCTGGAATGTGGCGGGAGTCGCTGTTGGACTCTTTTACATCTGGGCTGGCCTCAGTGCCGCCTGGATGATTTATGTCAGAAACTGATGTCCCCTGACAGTGATAAACTTTTGGTATGGCATTTACCAATGAAGAAATTATCGCAGCGTATCAGCAGTATGGATCAGTCTGGAAAGCTGGCAAGCATTTAGGTCTTGCTGGACAAACAGTTCACGAAAAGCTCAAAGCCATTGGCTACAAGCTCGCAAGTAGCAAGTGGACAGACTCCGAAATCAAAGAGCTGGAGAACCTAGCTCAAGAAATGACTATTGCCGAAATAGCTCACAGACTCGGCAGACCGTACAACGGTGTTGCACTAAAAATTTCTAGGCTTGGACTAGGCAACAGATACGGTAATAAGCAAAAAGTCAAAGTCCCACGAACAGGTGAGTACACCAAAGATAAAATAAAAGAATACCTACACGAGATTGACACAGCGAGTGTAAAGGTAACAGCTTTTGCTAAACAAAAGGGACTCAAGACCGAAACCTTGGTCGGGGCAATTCAAAGATTCAACCAACTTTGGTGGGATGCCTACGCAGAGGCACATGCAGTCAAGCCCAAAACAAATTGTCCGTACTGCAAGACAGAGTTCTATCCTCTATCCCATAAGCAGGAATACTGCACCAGAAAATGTGCAAATGAGGCTCGCACCGACAATGGCTATTTTGGCGGCAGAAGACGAGAAACAATAGGTTTGGCAGAGCGTATTTGTCAGCTTTGTGGCAGAGAAAATGTAAAAGGCCTTTCATCACATCACATGATTGGCAAAGAGAATGATCCAAACAACGATTACCTAATAGCTCTATGTCCAGGCTGTCACCAGATAGTCACAATACTTGCAGGGCGCAACTTCTCAGGCACACCTGAAATCTGGGAAGCCCTGATACAGCTAGTTCTTATTAGAAAGCATGGAGCCAATAAGGACTACAAAGGCGTTTACTGCGCTGTGGATATAGAGATGCTGACTGAGGACCCAGAGGCTTCAGAATAGCCTCCGACACGCCGAAGAATAAAAATACCTAAATCTTGCTTTTTCTGTGATTTTTTGCTATTTTCATCTTGTTAGCTAAATAGCTGACATAAGGGAAAGAGGGAAAATGCCACAGGCAAGAAGGACTGATCCGCAGACATCACACGATGCTGCTAAGTCAGTGAAGGATGTAAGCAAAACCAAACAGGCCATTCTGAGCCTGCTACGCAAGCACCAGTCAGACATGCAACTGGTTGCAAACTACACAAAGCTAGTCAGACAAAACAAAGCACCGAGAGCCAGCGAGTCTGGGATTCGGTCACGCCGTGCTGAGCTAGTAAAGCTTGGACTCGTGAAGGACACGGGCAAGAGAGATGTATCGGCATCAAACCGTCAAATGATTGTTTGGGGAAGGAACTAATGCCAACAAATTCACCAATGCAAATTGAGTTCGATTCGAGCGACTACAACCCACACCAGTACAACCACGGGGTTGCACAAGCCGAAGGAATCACAATCGGCAGAAGCCTAATGAAAGAGGAAGTGTTGCGACTGATAAATGCCGCATACCCGACTCCGACTAAGGCCACCAAGATTATTACTGACTTGATTGAGGGGATTCAAATTGAGACGGATTCTGTCCTTTCTTTATCCAGCAGATAAATTGACTGCCTACAACCAAGGCAGGCGCGATGAGCAAATGGCGGTTGAATCGCTGATTGACTCTTTCCGCATAAGCGGATGGCTTGATGTGGCAGCGTGCAACATCATGCTTGATTACTTGAACCGCATAGATCGCAGACCGAAGGGAAAACTATGAGTGACCTACAAGACATCATCGTAAACAGCTCCATCAAGGCTTTCAAGAACGGCTATCACTTTGGCAAGACCGAAGAACTAAACCGTGTGGTTAGCTTGCTACAACAGCACGAACAGGAAACCAAATGCAAGTGCGAAGGATGCAACTCCTGGACTAACGCCTTTGAGTTCATCATCAGAGAGATAAAAGGTGAGGTCAATGGCTGACAGTCAATACACCAGCGGGTTTGAGGCAGGCAAAGACTATGCCCGTAAACAAATCCTTGATTACATCCAGCATCATTTAGAAGAACAAGTAGACATCACTTCAGAAGACATCGCAAGTGAGATTGAGTACCTACAAAGACAAGACATAAGGGAGAAGAACAATGGATGAGGACTTTACAACAGAAACAAAGCTTGACCTTCTTAGCATTGAGCTAGACGCAATAGCCAACGAGATTCAGGCGATTGAGGATGGCTTGATTGCCATACAGAAAAAATACGGAAGGGAAAACGATGAGGCTGTTCAATCCAACTGAGACCGACCAAAAAGTCAAAGCCTACGCAAAAGGCTATGAGCGAGGCTCAAAAGAAATGGCAGAGCATTTGCGGGAAATGATTATCTACAACTTGCTCAACGATGCCGTGCTTAGTACCTGCATGGGTACAGAGACCATGGAAAAGATTGTTCAGATTGTCGAGGAATCCTAATGGGCAAGCATGTAGGAATTAGAAGGAGAACCACAGTCTTTGAGTACCGCTACTACTACCGCCGAGTAATGGCTGCGTGGATCAGGATTAGAAGACTAATCAAAGCCAGGCTAAATCATGGATGAGCTAGAAAAGGCACTCAAACTGCTAGAGGACAAGAACCTAGTCTGGTCTCAAGATTTCGACACGATTCGGTTAGAATTGTCTCAGCTAATGCGAAAGGCTGCCGAAGTGCGATACCGTGAACTTGAAGCTGAACTTGACAGCTTAGCTAAGGGAATAACAAACGAAAGGGAAAACAATGCTTGAAGGGCTAACACCACCAAAGAAAATTCCAGCGTGCAAGGTTCGAGCCTTGATGGAAACACTGGATGACAAAGATAAAGTTTCACTCAAGGCAGCTCTGGACAATCCTGACTGGGGGCACCAAGGGCTTGCTCTTGAACTAAACAAGCGCGGACTGTTTATCAGCGAACACCCAATCAGGAAACACCGAATCGGAAGATGCAGTTGCCATGCTTGAAAACTTAGAGCCAACCCCTAAGATTACGGCCCCTAGGGATTGGCGGCCTGCGGTGGAATTTGATGGCACGAACGGACTTGCCACCACTCCACCGACCACTGGCAACCAGCCAGACTTCACTCAGTTTCTTATTGACCAAGGCTTTGACCCTGAGAGAGTAGAGATCTACGGTCCTGTAAGAACATCACGCTGGCAACAGCGCGAGGGTGGGGACTGGCTGGTTAGCTGGCGGTTCAACTTCAGAATGAAAGCTGAATTAGAGCTTGACCTACCGACACTTTATGCTCAGGCAAAAAAGACAAAGTTGCCAGCAGTAAAAGAAACAAAGCAAGGCAAGGCACTTGTGATTGTCCCAGCCGACTTTCAAGTAGGCAAGACAGGTTCACGAGGAAACACCCAAGACCTTATCGCCAGAGTCTTTGCAAGCTACGAGCGAATCGAGCAGAAGCTAAAGAAGGGTGGCTACGAAAAAGTTGTCATCCTTGACGCTGGAGACATGATTGAGTCAGTTTCCAATTCAGCTCAGTTTGCTCAGCTAGATTCAAACGACCTCAGCCCAATGCAACAAGTAGACATGGCTGCTGCCCTGCTTTGGGATTTGGTTAAGCTGGCGCACAAGTACGCACCAGTGACTTATGCTTCGGTTGCTTCCAATCATTGCCAGTGGCGCTTCAACGGACAGACTGTTGGTAAGCCTGGACAAGATGACTGGGGCATCGTGATTCTGCAACAGCTTCGCAGACTAAGTAGCGAGCTTGGTATGAATGTCACTTACCTAATTCCTGACCCCTACGATGAGTCGCTGGCGTTTGATGTATTTGATGACCAGTTCCATGTCATCGGTCTAGCTCACGGACATCAGGCAAAACGACCTAATGGTATGGAAGGTTGGCTACAGAAGCAAGGGTTCTCCAATGCGCCTATTGCTGCCTGGACTACATTTGTGAGCGGTCATTTCCATCATCTTCGGATAGAGGAACTCGGTCAGTCGCACAACGGCGGATCACGCTACTGGATTCAGGCAAGCACTATGGACAACGGGTCTGACTGGTTCAGGCTTCAATCGGGAACTGACAGCGCAACTGGAATAGTTTGCTTTGAGTTAGAGCGACAAGTACACTTCCAAGGAACCGTTTACAAACTGTAACGGAACAAGAAAGGGAAAAATGAAAGTTTCAGCAAAGATACTAATAGGGGATAACAGGCAGACCCTAGAGTCATTACCAGACCAGTCAATACAGACTGTAGTTACATCACCGCCGTACTGGGGTCTACGAGATTACGGTAATGACAATCAAATAGGACTAGAACAAACACCTGATGATTTCATAGAACAACTGTGTGTTGTCTTTGATGAAGTATGGCGTGTCCTAAAAGACGATGGAACTATCTGGGTAAACCTTGGTGATAGTTATGCTGCTATGCGTGATAGCAAAGCATCTCCCGATTCTCTCAGAGAAGGAGATGGGACAGCAGTTCCAAAAGCTGCCAACCGTAATCCAGCAAATCTAAAAGCCGCTGGACTAAAGCACAAGGACTTAGTGGGTGTTCCATGGCGATTTGCTTTTGCCATGCAAGCACGAGGCTGGTATCTAAGGTCCGACATCATCTGGCATAAACCGAACCCAATGCCAGAATCGGTAACAGATAGACCAACTAAATCGCATGAATACATTTTCTTGATGACAAAAAATGCAAGGTACTACTACGACCACAAAGCAATTCTTGAACCAGTATCGGATGTGAGCCTAAAACGCGCAGAGTATGGATGGGACTCAGACAGACCAAGTACAAAAAATGCAAGCATGGGCGGAACTGGCATACATGTGGAGCAGATGGGGACTCGGTTCGTCAATCCAGCGGGTAGAAACAAAAGAACCGTATGGACAATAACTACTAAAGGATACCCAGAAGCTCATTTTGCCACCTATCCACCTGACTTGATTTTGCCATGCATACTTGCTGGCTCAAAGGAAGGGGATACAGTTCTTGACCCGTTTAGCGGTTCGGGAACTACGGGGGAAGTAGCACTGAAGCATGGCAGGAACTACATTGGGCTTGAGCTAAATCCCGAATACGCTGCAATTTCAGAAAAAAGAATTACAAATGCAATAGGCATGTTTGGTGAAATACAAGTGGCATGATGAAGAATAGAAACCGTAGAAACTATTGCTGGGATGAATCAAATGCAAAAGAAACGAAAGGCGCAAGGACTTGCAGTAATCCTAACTGCGTTCGGCCTGCTCATGTCATTCCTGCTATTGAGATGGAGTGGTGGGACATCAGCTATCGAACAGGCAAAAAACTTACGCATCAAGAAACCTACGAAAAGATAGTGAGTGAATCATGGTAGCGATTCTTTTGATTTGCCCTAATGGACACATGCTTGAAATGATTATCGGACCCAAAAGCTCTTTGCCTTCGGTCTGCCTAACCTGCAACACACCATTCAATAGGAAGTAATGCCAACTTACGAGTATCAGTGCGAGTGTGGAGACACAGCCACCATTGTTCGGTCAATAACTGACGAGGAAAACAAACCTATCTGCGCTAAGTGCGCTGTTGAGATGACAAGAGTGTTTGAAAAGCCTGCCATCACTTTCAAGGGGGATGGTTGGGCTGGTAAAGACTCCAAGTAAAACAAGGGGGGCCTTTTCTGCGGGGAAAGTTTCCAGAAAAAACAAAAACAACGGGGGGCCGTCATGTATGCAAAACCTTGCCTAGATTGTGGAAGGCTGACCAAAGGCGCTTCCCGCTGTGAGATTCACCAGACAATGATTGAGCAAAGGCTAGAAGCCAAGCGTGCCGAAAGAAAAAGAGAAACAGGCCAGTACGCAGGAGATTACAGAAAGCGTGCCAAGCAGGTCCGAGACTCAGCCCTTTACTGCCACCTATGCAACGAAGGCATGAGAATAGATGACCCATTCCAAGCTGACCACTTGATACCAGGAGACCCCAACAGTCCACTAGCTCCAGCTCACAGATCCTGCAACGCTCGCCGAGGAAACAAGCCGCTAGAAAAATAAAACTTTGCCCAACTCAAACATTCGGTTTGGATTCGGTTGAACAGTCAGCGGCAGGGATTCCAAGATTCGGTCAGGATTCGGTTGAGATTCGGTTTGAGATTCGGTTAATATTCGGTCAGATTCGGTTGGAAATTCTGCCAGACAAGGCCAAAAAGCCACTCGAACACTTGTTTCGTAAACTTGTTCGATAGAGGCGGATCGGACACTTGTTCGACAACCTGAGAGGGCCAGACAGGGAAAGACGGCGCGACAGGCACAAGGAAACCGACACCGACAGACACGGCCCGAAAGACAAATACGGCAGGCCCTGAGACAACAAACAGACGAACCCAAGACACACAAGGCCGCCCGAAGACAAAAAAGCAACCCGCGAGACAGGCAGACACGGACAATGGCAGACAGGGCAGGGCAGACACAATAAAGAGGTGAAACACACAAGCGGCCCGAAACGATGAAACAGGGCCAAAAACCCTAAAATAACAATTTGATAACGACACGCGGAAAAACGGAAAAAAACGCAAAAAAAGGCAAAAAACTGCTATTCTGGACCCATCGCCCGAAAGGGCCTAAAGAAAGGGAAAAAATGACCAAGTTCATCCTTAACATGGTGTTTCTATTCGGCGCTTTGTCGGTTTGTTGGAACTTACAAGACAACGGACAAAACACCGCGGCGGCCTTGCTTTTGGTTGTCTCGCTTGCTTTGGCTTTTGTTCTACAAATCGAAGAAGGCAAAAAATGATTACTTGTGATATGACTGGATGCTATGACATAGCAGAATATACCGCCGAATTTAACGAAGATGAAGAAACAACAGAAGAACAAATTTTTAGCATATGCGAAAGTTGCGCGCAGTATTGGCGCGAACACAAAGAGGAAAAACCGCAAATAACAGCTTGGAAAGGGACAAAATGACAACTTTAGAAATTTTGGAAAGAGTAGCGCCAACATATCAAACAACACTAAACAACGGACAGCGCCTAGCCTTATGGCCTGAGCTTGGACAGATAGAGCTTGAAGACATCCTAGGCGACCTTATCGGGGTACAAACCTTGTCTATAGACAGGTTTCTGAGTGAGATCAAAACAAACGACAAACACCGCGACCCTATTGCGGAAATAGTAGAAAGACACGGCAGACGAACAACAGAAACAGAGACCGCAATATCTAAACACCTAGACCGCGCAGGGATGAATTACCAATTTGTTAGCTTAAGAGGCTACAGTCAAGGAGACTGGGCCGAGGTTGTAATCTACGCAGAGGCCGACACAATCGGAAACCTAAACGGCGCGGCGGATGAGTTAAGAGCATGGTTTAGGGGCGATATCTTTAACATAACCTTGGAGACCCTAAAAACCTACAAGGCGGCAGACGGGGAAAGTTTAGCGCGCTGGGAAGTTGAAGACGCGCTGGGAATGATGGTTAT